AGGTCAAGTGCGACCGCGCGAAGATGCCGACCGAGGGCCGCTTCCTCGTCATCTCGCCCGAGTTCCACGGTCTCCTGCTTCAGGACAACCGCTTCATCGACGTGAGCCGCTACGGCTCCTCGGAGCCCATCCTCCGTGGTGAGGTCGGTCGCGTCCTGGGCTTCCGGGTGATCGTCTCGAACCGCGTCCCCACGGGCACCGCGGGCACCGCCCCGGAGGTCTCGGGCTTCCTCATCGCCGGGCACTCCATCGCCACGACCCTCGCGGAGCAGATTCGCAAGGTCGAGGCGTACCGCCCGCAGGACTCGTTCTCCGACGCCATCAAGGGCCTCCACCTCTTCGGCGGCAAGGTCGTCCGCGGCGAGGCCCTCGTCGTGCAGGACATCGACGTCACGCTCTGACCGTGACCCACTGACGTAGGGCCCGGAGTGTAAACGCCTCGTGGCGCGCACGCTCCGGGCCCTCGTCGGCTCCCCCTCGCCTCTTCCCGAAAGGACTCCCCGCATGGCCCTCCAGAAGGTCACCACTCGGCGCAACGCCGACACCCCCGCCGTCTCGCAGGTGCTGGACGACGCCGACCACTCGCAGGAAGGCGTCATCGCCTCCCTCCGCCGCCAGTACCGCGCCGAGGAACTCGCCGAGTTCTCGGTCGAGCCGTACGAGCCCGAGAAGCCGAAGCGCGCCGCGAAGCCGAGCGCCTGACCCTGAGAGGAGGGCGACATGCCCACCATCGCCACCACGGCGGAACTCGCCCTCCTCCTCGATGAGGACGTGGAAGAGGAGCGGATGGCGCTCCTCCTCGACCTCGCCGAGGGGCTCGCGAAGCCCATCGCGGGCGACCCGCTCCCCGCCGCCGCGAAGCCCGTCATCCTCGCGGTCGCCGTCCGCGCTTTCGCGAACCCGGCGAGCACGGGACAACAGGGCCTCGGCTCCGGGCAGGTCACGTTTCAGGCTCCGGGCGGTCTCCCGGTCGGCGGGCTCTACCTGAGCCGCACGGACAAGGCCGCTCTCCGGCGTGCGCGCTCGGGCGGCGCCGCCTTCACCATCTCGCTCCTCCCGGCGACCCTCGGCGGCGCGTGATGCGTCTCCTCCGCGCCCACAAGGTCTTCGTGGAGACGCGCCTCGGCTCGGGGCCGCGTGGCGACACCTACGCGGCTCCCGTCGAGGTCCGATGCTTCCTCGACCGCGGCGAGGTCGTCACGACGACGGCGAACACCGAAGTCACCGAGCACGCCTCCCGCATCTACGCCCGCCCGAAGTACGCCGCGACCCTCACGCCGGAGTCCCGCGTGACGCTCCCGGACGGCTCGAAGGCCCGCATCTCGAAGGCCGTCCAGCGCGACGGCGGAGCGCTCCTGGGCGCCGTGGCTCACGTGGAGGTGCACCTTGCCTAGCATCCGCATGGACTCCTCGGGCCTGCGCTTCCCGGACATCGAGAACGAGCGCGTCGCCCGCGCGGGCGCCGTGGTCATCCTCGAAGGCTCGAAGCGCCGAGCGCCCCTCGCCCCGAAGGACGCGACCGACCCCGAACAGACTCACCTCCGCGACACGGCGCGTATCGACGCGAGCCGCGGCGGCGAGAGCACGGTCGGCGTCGTCTTCGATTCGGTCTACGCGGCCTACATCCACGAGAACCTCGGCTTCGCTCATCCGCACGGCGGGCAGGCGAAGTTCCTCGAAGCCTCCCTCCGCGAGGACAAGGCCGAGGCCCTCCGGGCGATGGCTTCGGAGGTGCTCCGATGAGCGATGTAAACGCCGTTCTCTTCGGGATGGCCGAGCACCTCGACGCCGAGGCCGTGGCGACGTACCGCCCCGAGGGCGGCTACCTCGCCGACGAGACCGCCGTCGTCTTCGGGCCTGTCCCGACTGACCCGGACCGCGCCGTGGGGCTCACGTTCTACGGCTCGACGGACCACCCGAGCGACGACCTCTCGACGTACCGCGTACAGGCGTGGTGCCGCGGCAACCCCGGCGACTCGCTCGATGCGAACGAGGTCGCCGATGGCCTCTTCCGAGCGCTCCACGGTCGCGAGTCCCTCTCGTGGCACGGCGTTTTCGTCGTGCAGGTGCTCCGCATCTCCGTCGTCCCGGTCGGCGCTGACGCCGCGGACCGAGCGCAGCGCGCCGACAACTACGAGGTGACCGTGCAGACCACGAGCACCCCGGGCGCCTGACCCACCTCCCCATCCTCCTCCGAAAGGAACCTCCCCCATGCCTACCCTCCTCGCTCGCGGCTACCGCGTGCAGGTCTCGGCTGACGCCGTTTCCTGGCTCACGCTGACCGGACTGAACGACTTCAACCCCAACGTCTCGCCGCAGACCGCCGCCGCCGACGACTACGAGAGCGACGGCTGGAGCAGCGCCGAGGTCGTCATGCAGTCGTGGAAGGTCGTCGTCAAGGCCAACCGCAAGGCGACGGGCGGCGTCGAAGACCCCGCCTTCGCGCTCCTGCGCGCCCGCGTCGGGCAGTTCGGCGACTCGGCCCGCGTCTACATCCGCTACTTCCGCAAGGACGGCATCGCCGAGGCGTGGTCGGGCCGCGCCATCGTGGAGATGACGCCCTCGAAGACCGGCGTCGCGGACCTGAACGAGTGGACCATCTCGTTCACGGGCGACGGCGCGCTCTCGCCCATCGCGAACCCGTACGCCCCGACCGCCGTCCCGGTCATCTCGACCGCTTCGCCGTCGGGTGCCGCGACCGGCGCTCTCGTGACCATCACCGGCACGGGCTTCACGGGCACGGTCCCGACGACCGGCGTCAAGTTCGGTGCCGCGAACGCGACCTCGTGGACCGTCCTCGGCGACTCGACCATCGTCGCCGTCGTCCCGACGGGCTCCGCAGGCGCCGCGAACATCGTCGTCACGAACGCGACGGGCGCCTCGACCGCCTTCGCCTACACCCGAGGCTGACCCCTCTAAGGGCGGGAGCGTCTTAGCCGTGGACGCTCCCGCCCTCTTCACGGCTACACGGCGAGAGAAGGTGTAAACGCATGGCATTCAAGGACTTTCGGGAGTTCGCGGAGAACCTCCGCCTCCCCATCAACGGCAAGACGTACGACATCCCGCCCGTCCCGGCGCGGCTCGGCATCTCCCTCCTGGGCGTCGCGAAGGGCGACGACGTGCCGGAACTCGCGAGCCTGTCCGGGCTCGACCTCTGGAAGGCGCTCCTCGGCTCCGCGTGGGACGAGATGGTCGCCGACAACGTGCCCATGACCGCAATCGCACGCGCTGGACTGACCGCTCTCGCGGACTACCAGCAGGGCCGCGCCGTCGCGGAGGCCGTCTGGGAGGGCGGTATCGACCCGGAACGCATGGCCGCGCGGGTCGCGGCACTCATGACGGACTCGACGCCCTCCACGAGTACGGACGAGGCGAGTTCGACCCCGACACCGGCCTCTACGAGTGGTACGACCTCCCGGCGAAGCACGAGGCGCACGGCGCCGAAGGCGGGGGCGGGCGCGTCGGCTGGGAGCAACTCCTAGAGGCGTGGGCCCTCATCGAGGCGGACTGGCGCAGTGAGTACGGCGCCCGTCTCGCCTCCGAGTTCGACGCCCTGACGTGGCGCGAGTTCTCCTCCCTCGTCGCGGGGCTCCTCGCGGCGGATACCCGCCTCTCTCGGCACTTCCGGGAGGAGGCCGACACCTCTCCCGAAGGAGCCCCTCATGAGTGAAGCGACCGCAGGCACCCTCGTCGGATACCTCCGCCTGGACTCCTCGCAGTGGCACGAGGAACTCCGCCGCGCGGGCATTGCGGCGGAGGCCCTCGGCGCCTCCTCGCCCGACATCGACATCGACGTGAACGCCGAGGAGGCGGTCGCTCGTCTCCGCACCGTCGGCGAGGAGGCCGAGCGCACGGGCAAGCGCATCGAGAAGGCGGGCATCGACGGCAAGAACGGCTTGAACCCGCTCGCCGCCGCTATCGGCATCCTCGGCCCCACCATCGCCCCGCTTGGGGGCGCCGTGGCGGGGCTCGCCGCGGGCCTCGGCGTCATGGGCGCCGCGGGCGTGCTCGCCATCCTCGGCATCAAGCGCGAGATGGAGGAGGGCACGACCCTCGGCGAGCAATACACGGAGGTCATCGGCGACGCGAAGGGCGTCCTCGACGGCATCACGCACTCGGGCGCCGAGGCGTTCTTCGGCTCGGTTACGCAGATCGTCGCCACGCTGAAGGACCACACGGGCGAACTCACGCCGCTCCTCGCCGAGACCGCGACCTACCTCGGGCAGACCGCGAACAACCTCCTCGACGGCGCGCTCTCCGGCATCGAGGCCCTCCGCCCCGTCATCCGCGAGGTCTCGGCGTACGTCCGCGACCTCTCCGAGCGCTTCGCGAACGGCATGGACGGCGAGGGCTTCCGCGGCTTCGTGGACTACATCTCGGGCGTCCTCCCGCAGGTCATCGACACCCTCTCGTCGCTCGCGACCGCCGTCGTCCACATCGTCACCGCGGCCTCGCCTCTCGGCGGCGTCGTCCTTCAGGCGCTCGAACTCGTCGCGACCGCCATCTCGGCTATCGACCCGACCGTCCTCTCGGTCCTCGCGACCGTGGCGGGCTCGGCGTTCCTGGCCCTGAACGCCTACAAGGCTCTCTCCTCCCTCCCGACCATCTTCGCGAACATCGCGACCGGCGCCTCGAACATGGGCGCGGGCTTCGGCGCCGCCGCGACTGGCGCGCAGCGCTTTCAGGCGGCGATGGGCCTCGTCGGTCTCGCCGTCGGCGCCGCGACGATCATCTATCAGGCGTTCGCCGAGCGCTCGCAGAGCGTCGCCACCGCGACCGCGAACTACACGGACGCCCTCATCGAGTCGAACGGCGCCATCACGGACAACGTGCGTCTGGCCGCGCTGAAGCACGCGCAGGACGAGGGCATGGTGGACGACGCCCGCTTGCTGGGCATCTCAACCACGGACCTCGTGGGCGCGATGCTCGGCGAGAAGGGCGCCATCGAGAACGTGAACGCCGCCTACGCGGCGAAGATGGCGAACCTCCGGGCCACGAACGACGGACTCGTGGACGGTAACCGGCGCATCGACGCGGCGAAGACCCGATGGGACAGCCTTCAGAGCGGCATCAGCGGCTCGAACGAGGCCCTCGCCGACGCGAAGGTGAAGCAGCAGGACCACAACGCGGTCCTTGCGGCGGGCTCGCAGGCGCAGGGCGACTACGCCCGGAACGTTTACACGGCAACGGATTACGTGAACGAGCAGAAGGCAGCCATCGACGCCTGGAAGGCGTCCGTGGACTCGGCCATCACGAACACGCTGTCGCTGGAGGCCGCGCACGACGCGGCGACCACGCGCCTGAAGGGCCTCACGAAGTCCATCAAGGACAACGGCGAGAAGTTCTCCGGGAACACGAAGGAAGCCCTCGCGAACCGCGAGGCCATCCGTTCCTACGCCGAGGCGAAGGTCCGCGAGGCGAGCGAGGTCCAGCGCACCACGGGCTCGAACGTGAAGGCGAACGCCGTCATCCGTGACGGTCGGAAGGCCCTCTACGAGACGTTGCTCCAGATGACGGGCAACAAGGCCGAGGCGCAGCGCCTTACGGACAAGTACCTCGCCATCCCGAAGAACATCAAGACGAACGTGGACCTCGCCTCGGAGGCCGCGCAGCGCCGAGCCTCGGCGCTGAAGGCCATCATCGCGGAGATTCGCTCGAAGACCATCACCATCACGGTCAAGCAGCGCCTCCAGAACGAGGCGAAGTTGATCCAGAACGGAGTGAACGACTACGCGAACGGCGGCATCACCGCCTACGCGAACGGAGGCGTCACCGCCTTCGCGAACGGCGCCGAGAACCACGTCGCGCAGATCGCTCCCGCGGGGGCGATGCGTCTGTGGGCCGAGCCCGAGACCGGGGGCGAGGCGTACATCCCGCTCCACCCGGGCAAGCGCGACCGCTCCCTCGCTATCTGGGAGGAGACGGGCAAGCGCCTGGGCGCGCTCGGGCAGGGCTCCGGCGACGGCGGCGAGAAGGTCGCCGCGGCTCTGGCGCTCCTCGCGACCGAACTCCGTTCTCTCCACTCCATCCCCGCGGCCATCGAGCGGGGCGCCGCGCAGCGCGCACGCCTCGACCGTCTCGACGCCCGGGCCCGCTACTCCGCCTGACCCCTAGGAGGTCTCACGCATGGCTATCTCGTGGGGCGCATGGTCGTCCAACAACCGCCTTCGCGCGGGCGTGGACATCATCATGTCGCCGAGCACCATCACGGCGAGCACGACGAAGGTCACCCTCACGACGAAGGTGTACCTCCAGACCCGTTACGCATCAAGCGAATACACCTCGTCGAACACGTGGTACGTCACGGGCACAGTCACCGATGGCTCCGGGTCTACGGACTGGAGCCTCGGGGCGATGGGCTACAAACTCATGGGCTCCACGACGACGACGGTCACGCTCACGTCGTCGTCGCAGAGCAAGAGCGCGACGGGGCGCATCAAGTCGAACGTGGCCTACGCGGGCACCGAGGCGACCGTCACGAAGTCCATCACGGTCCCGGCGCTCGCCATCGCGGCGCCCGCCGCCCCGATCAGCCTCGCGATGACGCGCATCTCGGACACGTCGCAGAAGGTCTCGTGGACTCGGCAGGCGACGACCTCGGCGCCGTACGACTCGCAGATCGTCTACCGCAAGGACAACATCTCGACCGCCTACGCGGCCATCGCGACGGTCACCGGGACGACGACCTCCTACACGGACACGAAGACACGCAATGACCGCGTTTACACGTACGCCGTGCGCGCGAAGAACTCGGGCGGCTACTCGGCCTACGCCTACTCCCCTTCCATCGCGACGACCCCGGCGACACCCGGGGCTCCGACGGCTGGGAAGACGACGACGGGCGACATCACGGTCACCCGTCCGGCCATCTCCGGCGCCTCCCTCGGGGGCTGGGAGGTCTGGCACGCGGCGAACGGCGTATGGGACGCGGCGCGTCTGGCGCTCGTCGCCTACGGCACGACCACCTACACGCATGTCGCCCCGGACCCGACGAAGACGCACACCTACCGCCTCCGTTGGGTGTCCGCGTCGCCGACGCTCTACTCGCCGAACGGCGCGACTTCGAGCGGCGTCTCCCCTCTCACCCCTCCCGCCTCCCCGACCGACCTCGCTCCGTCGGGCGTGGCGCAGGAGGCCGCGGAGCCCGTGACGTTCACGTGGACGCACAACCCGCTCGACACGACGGCGCAGACCGCCTACGAGGTCCAGCACCGCCCCGTCGGCGGCGGCACGTGGACGACGACGGGCAAGGTCACGTCCACGACCTCCTCGCGGGCGTGGGCGGCGAACACGTGGACGAACGGGCAGACCATCGAGTGGCAGGTCCGCACGTGGGGCCAGCACGCTACGGCGTCCGCGTGGTCCGCGTCCGGCACGCTCACCCTGTCCACGCGACCGACCGCGACCGTGACGCTCCCCGCCGATGGTGTCCCCTGGGACTCCTCGCGCGTCCGTGTCGAGTGGGCCTACTTCGACGCCGAGGGACAGGGACAGACCGCTTGGAAGGCAACGCTCTACGCCGAGGATGGCTCGGCGCTGGAGACGAAGGCGGGCGCCGATAGCGCGACTTCGACCATCTTCGCAACGCGCGTCGCGGACGGGGCTTCGTACTCCGTGACGGTCGAGGTCCGCGACTCGACGGGCCTTTGGTCCGCCGCGGACACGATGCTCTTTACGACGGACTTCGCCGTCCTCCCGACGCCTGTCGTCTCGGCGGAGTTCGACCCCGAGACCGCCTCGTGTGGTGTCTACGTGACTGTCCCCGTGCCTGTCTCGCCGCAGGTCGCGCCGGACTCCGCCGAGGTGTGGCGGTCCATCAACGGCGGCGAGTGGCGGCTCGTGGCGGACAACCTCGAATTGACGCCGCTCCCGCCGCTCGTCAACTACCTGCCGAACCCGTCCTTCGAGACGGACACGACGAATTGGTCCCCCATCCGCGGCACGCTCGCGAGCGTCGCCGACGGAACCGCCGTGGACGGCGCGAAGGTGATGCGCTACACGTCCACGGACGGCTCCGTAGCGGGAGGTAACTACCTCTACTGCATCCCGACGCAGACCGTGACTCCGGGCGAGGAGTGGACGGGCTCGATGTCCCTCCGCCCCTCGGCGTCGGTCGCCGCTACGAGCACGTTGCAGGTTTGGTTCCAGTGGTACAACGGCGGAACCTTCCTGGCTCAGTCGCCCGTCACCGCGCAGACCCTCGTGCCCGCTGGAGAGTGGCGCCGCCTGTCGGTCACCCACACGGCTCCGGCGACGGCGACGAACGTGCGAGTCTTCGGCTCGGTCCGCCCGTCCTCCGCCATCGGCAACCCCGTCGGCTCGACGTACGACGTGGACGCGGCGATGCTCGAACGCTCCCCGGTCCTGAACGCCTACTACGCGGGCACGGTGCCGCAGCCGTCCGTGGTGTCCATCACGGACTCCATCCCGGCGCTCAACGCGACGAACGCCTACAAGGCCATCGTGGAGACGGACATGGGGGCCTTCGGCGAGGGCGCCCCGGTCGAGGTCTTCACGGGCGGCGCGAAGCACCTCTTCGTGAACGCAGGCCCGGGCTTCGAGGACTTCGTGCGCGTGAACTCGAACGTCGAGGTCTCCCTCTCGTCCGGGCGTTCTCGAGCCCTGCGCCGCGCCGCGGGGCGCGCTCTGCCTGTCCCGTTCGACGGGCAGCAGGTCACGACGGAGGTGTCCGTGTCCGCGACGCTCTGGCGCCCGGACCGCGCGCAGGAGCGGGCGTCGGAGGCGTCCTCGTGGCAGGACATCGCGGACTTCGCCCTGTCCTACTCCCCGGCGTGCTTCCGCGACCCGGACGGTAACCGCGTCTTCGTCTCGATGGCGCCTGTCCGCATCGGCGGACTCGGGACTGGCCCTGTCCGGTCCGTGTCGTGGTCGATGACCGCCGTCGATTACGCGGAGCCGCTCGTCTCATCCACCACTCTCTGAAGGGAGCCCCGTGACTGACATCCCCATGACGCTCGGCGTCGGCGACCCGCTCACGGGGCCCCGGGCGGAGTCCTGGAGGGTCGAGATGCTCGCCCTCGACGGGACGCCGCTCGGCCCGCTCGACGGCGCCGCGTCGCTCTCCCTCACGTGGGACGCCTCGCGCGACATCCTCGGGACAGGCTCGCTCCAGTGGGCGGGCCTGTCCGCGCCGGACTGGAAGAGCATCCGCCTCCAGCCGTTCTACGAGGCGGTCTTCCCGGACGGCACGGAGGCCGAGTGGCCGCTCGGCGTCTTCATCCCGGACATCCCCGCGGCGCACTGGACGGACGGCTCGCAGGAGCAGACCGTCGGACTCTTCGACGGGCTGAAGGTGCTCGTGGACGACAAGACGCCGACGACGTACGCGCTCCCGAAGGGCACCTACCCGACGGTCGCCGTCCGCTCCATCCTGTCCGCCGCGGGCATCCCGGACTCCGCCGTGTCCCTCGTGGACTCCGTGGTCCAACTTCAGGTCGCGATGGTGTGGGAGCCCGGGACGACCCGCCTCCGCATCGTGAACGACCTCCTCCTCGCCGCGAACTACTGGCCCCTCGCGACCGACGGCTACGGCGTTTACACGTCGTCGCCCTACGCCCTCCCGACGGACCGCGCGGACCGCTACCTCTTCGAGGACGGCGAGGCGTCCATCTACGAGCCCGAGTTCGAGGTCGAGGCGGACACCTTCGACATCCCGAACCGCGTGACCATCATCGGTCGCACGTCCGGCGAGACGCCCCCGCTCGTCGCGGTCGTGACGAACGAAGACCTCATGAGCCCGTACTCGCAGCCGAGCCGCGGGCGATGGATTGACCGGACGCCGGAGACCGTCGAGGCCGTGGACTTCCCGACGCTCGACGCTCTGGCGCGGCGTCGTCTCGCCGAGGCGACGCAGGTCGCGAACGCGGTCTCCCTCTCCCACTGGCTCGTCCCGCTGGACCTTCACGACCTCGTGACGTTCGTCAACTCGCCCGCGGGCGTGGGCCTTCGGGGCTCCGTGCAGGCCCGGGCGGTCTCGCTGACCGAGGACGGGCTCGCCGCCGCCACCGCTCATCTTCAGGAGGTGACCTCGTGACCATCCGCCACGGCTCCGTCACGACGACGGCTCCCATCACCGTGACCCTCGACGGCGAGACCGACCCCATCGCCGCCTCGCCGATCAACCTCGGGCAGGCGCTCGGCGTCGGCGACCGCGTGGCCTGCGAGTTCCGCGACCGGAGCCTCGTCGTCCTGGGCTCTCCCGTGAACGGACGGCGCGACCTCTTCCTCCGCAACTTCGGGACGCTCGTCAACGGCGGCGGCGTCCGCACCGCCACCACGACGGGCGTCTCGTGGTCGCAGCGCCTCATCGGCCTAGGCGCCGGTCGTCATCTCGACATGGCGCCGGACGGCTACTTCGAGATGTATGTCCCCGCGGACGGGACGGTCATCCCCGTTATCGGGCACCTCACGCAGACCTCCGCGACTGTCTCGGGCGGCATCATCCCTCTCAACAACTGGCAGGCGCTCTACTACGCGCCGCCCCTCGGCGCCTCCCGGGCCTCGGACCCGAGCCGTTTCTACATCGCCTCCTACAACACGCCCTTTGAGGTGCCGCCTACGTGGGTGCCCCTCGTGTGGCGTAACGGCGACTTGGCCTCGTACACGTGGGCCGACGGGCGCGAGACCGCGCCGTGGACGTACCCGACACTCACGAGCCCTTGGATCAACTTCGGCTCGGGCTACGCCTCGGCGCGCTACAAGCGCGAGAACGGCATCGTGCAGGTCGAGGGCCTCGTCCGTAACGGCGCCGTGAACGGGACCATCTTCAACCTCCCGTCCGGCTACCGCCCCGACGGCACGCTCATTTTCCTGGGCCAAGCGAGCGGCGGCGTCGCGGACCTCCGCATCTCCAACGCGGGCAACATCTGGGTCGCCGGTTACTTCGCGGGCGGTACGAACGGCGATGTCTCCCTCTCGAACATCTCGTTCTCCGCGGACCTCTGACCCTCCCCTCTCCTCTAGCACGCCGTCGAGGCACGTCCTCGGCGGCGTGCTCCACGTCCACCCCTAGGAGGCCCTCATGGGCGGCTTCACCCGTACCCGATGCGAGACCGTGCTCTGGCGCGGTCGGCGCGTCTGCAAGCACTCCGTCCCGAAGTTGAACGCCTGGGCGGCGCTGACCGGCGCGATCTACCTGCGCCCGATACAGGGTTGCTACTCGACCTCCGTCGGCGCCTCGGCGGGCACGCACGACCGCGGCGGCGTCTACGACATCGAGGCCGACGGTCTCTCGCTCGCCGACTACCGCATGGTGGTCAACGCCGGTCGCAAGGCGTTCCTCGTGACCTTCGGGCGATGGTGGAGCGGGAACCATCACGTCCACCTCATCGACCCCGAGTGTCCCGACCTCGCTCCCGAGGCCGAGGCGCAGATGGAGCAGTTCCGGCGCCGCGAGACCGGCCTCGTCGGGCTCGACCTCGACCCGTGGGACCGCTCGACCGCCGACGCGATGCTCCGGGCCTACGACGGTCGCGCCGCGAAGCGCCCGCGGACGTACACCATCCCGAAGGGCGGCACGCTCGCGAAGGCCGCAGCCGCGCTCGGCGTCGCGCTCTCGGCGCTCGTGGCCTACAACCACATCCCGAACCCGAACCTCGTCCAGCCCGGGACGGTCGTCACGGCGCCCCCGTCGGGCTACAAGGCCCCGACCGCGAGCACGCCCGCCCAAAAGCCGGCCTCGACCCCGAAGCCCGCGCCGAAGCCGAAGCCGAAGCCCGTCGTCAAGCCGAAGCCGAAGCCGAAGCCGCTCCCGAGCGTTTACACGCCGAGCCTCCGCGTCGGCAAGCACGGGGCGAGCGTCGTCCGCTACGAGCGCGCCCTCCGGGCCTACCTCGGCGCGAAGACGGCGAACCGCTACGGGCTGACCTCGAAGCGCGCCGCCGATGGCTACTACGGCACGGCGACCGCCGCCGCGACGAAGGCCGCTTACCGCCGCCTCGGCGTGACCCCGTGGGCGACGACCCCGGGCCCGACCCTCCTCCGTACCCTCCACCTGAAGGCCACTCGATGAGCACCGTTCCCGACGAGGGAATGCCCGCCTGGGCGATCCGCCTCGAAGCGAAACTCGACCTCGCGACCTCGCAGCAGGCGCAGCGCCTCGACAACCACGGCGAGACGCTGACCGACCACGAGAACCGCGTGCGCGGGCTGGAGCGCGACATGCCGCACGACGCGCACTCGCGGCTCCGCGCCGTCGAGGAGCGCAAGACGGTCTCCCCGGCGCAACTCTGGACGGTCTGCGCCTCGGGCGTGGCCGCGCTGGGCGGCGGCATCGCCCTCGTCCAGAAGATCGCGGGCTCGT